CAGCTATAATTGCATTCGCCATCGGAGTCGCTGGATTGCCTGGATCAACAAGTTCCTCTACAGGAAATTCAAAACCATTATTAGCCATTATTAATTTCCTGATATCTAATTTTCTTCTTGATGTACAATAAGTCTTACACCATCTATGATACTATTAACTTTTGGACAGCATATACATATAGTATCAATAATATGTGGTGTGATAGGTTTAAAAAATGTTTTAGATACAATAATAGTTGGTATTACATGTAATTCTCCAGGAATCTTATATACAGACCAACAACTCATGATCTAGTATCCTGTAACCAGACTTGCTTCCTGGTGATTGTAAAGTTCGCTTTCTTCCCACGCCTGAAACTCCCAATATGGTTTCGCAATTGCTCGTTTGAGTCCAGACATAATCAAGTACCGAGTGCAGTCCATCAAATGGTCGCGGTCTTTAACTATCTGACCGTTCTCATCCCGGCGATAAATACGAAACTCGCTAAACCAATTAACCAGCGAACCAAATACTTTCAGGCGATTAGTACTGAGCATTTGCCACACAGCATACAAGCCAGCCTCGATTGATTTGTTCGCATTCTCAAGGTCAAGACCTAACCCAAAGTATTGTTCAAAAAGTTGCTTTCCGTCATCTTGCGAACGACCATGTGCAGCTGAGTCAACCACGCCTGGAATCCAATTTCCCCGAGCCTTGATTGCATCCGCATGGATCAGTGGTAACTGTTGGCCCTGGTAATATTCGGAATATAAATAAGTTATGTTGCTGGTCGGATCTGTAGCTGCCCAAACAGTTGCAGTCTTCTTCCAGCCTACATCCAACGCATAGCAGCGAAGCCAATGATCTGGAATAGCAAAATCTTCTACGGTGATATTACTTTCGAGGATTGGATAAATTGCACCAGCCCCAAGTTGAGGTACGCCCTTCGACCTGGCGTCTCGTTGGTGCGGAGGTAAGGCTGCCCAGAGTTTATCTTTCTGTTCTTTGGTAAGGTGTGGAGCATCGTCCCAGGTTGCCTGGATTAAGAACTTACTACCTTCTTGATTGTCTTCTATTTTGCCGTTTGGCATAAACTGAAGAACAGTATCAGTTAAGCCTTCAAGAGGAGTGAAGGTAAGCATAATTAGACCATTAGTTGTCATGGTCCGAGTTATACATTCAGTATAGATTGGAAGTGGACATTCTTCATCCAGCCAGATTAAATCTTGCTCAGTTCCTTCAAAAGACTTTCTGCCTTCAGCATAAGACTTGATCTTAATCCGAGATATGCCACCAGAGATATGCTTGACTAAGATCATGTCGATGGCATTAGCAACTCCGCCAGCCTTAGGACTGGTCTTTATAATATACTTTTCTGGAATCAATCCAGTCCCATACTCTTCAGGATTACCAATGAGTTTATATTGAACGATATCCCTGGCAGTGGTGCTGGTAGTTCCACATGCCCAGATGGAAACTGGTTTAGTAAATCTCTTGCCAGTCCACCAACCTGGATAGCGCCCGGTTGCATGTAGAGTTGTTTCGTACGCACCAATTCCCTCGGACTTTCCTATGCGGTTTGCAGCCATGATACAGCGTTCACTAAATGTGGAACCGGCTGCAAAGAATTGCATGTGCTTAGGATAGTTATTTCGACTCAGCTCGCCGTCATCTGGATAATACTGGGTAATCTTATTTTGCCTGATCCGGATGTTTTTGGCTTGCAATAGTTTGAGGTATTGCTCTTTGCGGTCTCTATCAAGGTGGGAAAGATCCATCATTATGACCTATTAATATTATGAAAGGGATCAAATGATAGGTCTTCTAAAATTGAGGTGTCTTCCATCAGGAGGGGTTCTTCAAAATCTTCGTCAGGAATAAATAGGCCAGCTTGTTCTTCAGCACAGAATAAATCTTCCAGAGATAAATCATCCTCGTTAGCAGACGCAGGGACAACAGCTTGGCATGACGCAAGAGGAATGGTTGCAAATGATAAGTTGTGATGTAAGGACTTTTTAATCTCTGGAAGATTTTTACCACCAGTGCGATTGATTGCTTCTTCGATTGCAGCGATCTCAGCATCGAGTTCTTCATCAGTTTTGGTTTGCAGCGTCATGTCAATGTTCAACCGATCAGGAGCTTTATACCCATTTCGGTCGAGAACATCTTTAGCTGCATTAAATTGTACAGATGCTGGAACAGATTTGCGGGAATTAGAGTTGAGAAGGTGCTCGAATGTTGCAAGTGCTTCTTTATTGAGGCTAACCAACTTCTTTCTGACATCTAAAGTTGCTTCGTGTGCCCTGTCTTGAAGGCCATTCAAGTAGGCTTGCCCAAGAGGTGAGCGAAGGATTGTAGATACGGATGATTGTGCCATACCAAGACGCTCAGCAATCTCTTGGTTTTTGTACCCGTTGAACGCCATCTGGATAATGTTGCGGTGCTGAGATTTTAGCTCTTTCAACATGGCTGGCAGCTTTACAGGTAAGATAGGTTAAATGGATGTTGTGAACCTTTTGGAATTGTCCTATTTTATGTTGACATATTATGGTAGAAAGGTCAATATAAAAATGCATAAGGACTTAATTTTCCTGCTTTTTCCATAATGACGGCAATCATATTGAGCCTACTATAATATTATAAGGGCTGCCTGTTTGTTACTGTTCACAGTTCTGCTAATAGTGACAAGTTGAATAGCTGAATGATTAGAATTGTTCCCGACTTTAGGTTCATTTGTGAACACTGGATGGATAGGTGTCGATTGACGGCAATGTAAAATTGCTTGTTTCCGCAACTCTATATAGAAACCCTAATCCACTACAGAGGGATCGAGGCATCTACATGCGGGCAGGTCACACACAAGAAAGATTGTTCCCTCCGCTACGCGGACACACGATTAACAGGTACAGGTCATGAGCAGGGATTCCTGGCAAACTGTGGAATATTTCAATGTGGAAATATTTTAATATGATGGTCCTGGCAGAATGACAAGCACTATATAAATGGTGAATAGAATAACTCTTGACAACCTGGACATGGGGAAGTATTGTAATTGGGAAAGGCAGGACAAGTGGAAAATGAATCAAGGTGGAAAATAATTCTTGACAAAGCTTTCCACAAGTGATATACAGTAATTGACAGGCTGGAAATGGTTCTAGCCACAAGTAGTTAAACCCATTATAAAGGAGTTTTATCATGGCACAATCAATCTTCGTTACATTGGATACCCTTAAGACAGAGACTTCAGTCCCGGCGGTTGGAACGATGGTACAGCACACTTTGCCACGGAGCATCTTCCCGACCAGTGAACAGTTTGCAGATGAACAGAAATTGGTTGCCTGGGCAACTGAAGCTGGATGTCTGCATGCCTGTTTGCAAAAAGGTATTCAGGCAAAGTTGATAGATGCACGTGCAACCTTTAAAGCAACGAAGAAAGGTGCGGAATGGTCGCCTGAACTTGGTCAAAGCAATGTAGACGGTATGAAATGGGAAGCCGCCGAACGTCCGGCAAGCGCAAAGAGTGACGAGCAAAAAGCGATTGAGGCAATGTCCAAATTGACGCCGGAACAACTGGCTGCGATTATTGCAGGTATGTCGGCTAACTAACCATATTAACCTTGCCGGATATATTCGCTTTGAGTATGTCCGGCATACTATGAGGATATTATGAAAATCTCCAGATTGAAAAAAGATATTATCAAAGGGATAAATATGGCCAAAGATATTAAAATGGCAACAACAAAGGACGATATGAAAATCGTTCGTTGCATACTTGGTCAGGATGAAAGAAATGTAATACAAGTTATAAAATTTCTTGGGCTTTTCCCACCTGAATGGAACAAAGTGATTAGACTTGGGATGTGGTTAGAATTGACAAAGTAATATATTGACTAACAATCTTGCTTTAACCTTTGCCCGATTTAGTCCTTGTGACTATTTCGGGCTTTTCTTATTGCTAATGCCTGACAACCTGAATAATGCCTGACAACCTGAATTGCATGGATAGTGATTAGATGATGGTTGTATGGGCGTTCGATACTGAACAGGAATAACACGACCAACCGTAACCATGTGGTGCCAAACGTAACCAAACGTAACCAAAGGTGGACACTTGGGCACACATAATTGGCACCAAACGGACACTAAACATAACCACCTGGCATCAGTAGGCACCGGCTGGACACGTATAATTGGCACCATCTGGCACCGCATTAACATCAACTGGCACCAGATGGTTACAGGTAAGCTAAAAAAAGGTAATCATTTCAAAGAGTTACAATCCTGTGTGTCCAAAAGTGGCCAATAGTGTCCAACCGTACACCTCCCCCCTGTGTCGTGAGTGTTGAAAGGGTAGTCTGTTTTAGTATTTAATTTTTTTATTAAATACTTAAATACCAGGTCCAGAGAGGGTGGGGAGGTGTACGCACGGACACTTTTGACGCCAACCGTACACAGCCCTAAAATTCTCCAACAATATCAACCACTTACCCAAGCAACCTGTCACCAACCGGACACCACCTGTCACCACAAGGCACCAGCTGGACACCAAAAACCGTCACCAGCCGTCACCAAACCATTGACAACCGGCACCAAACCATGCTATACTGTCACCAACCGGACACCCTTGCAAGCCACCTATGCTTGCTAAACAACCATTCATAAGGAGTCACAATATGTCAAGCCCTCACATGTCCTTTCGCCTAAACCATTACCAACTCGCCAAAGCATTAAGAATCCTAGTAACCTTGGAACCAGATCAACCAATACCATCATTATCCCAGGCAGCCAAGCTAATAATCATCGACTGGATATCAAAGCATTCCATACACACATCGTTAGAGTGTGCTCAAGCAGACATAAAAGCCATTGAGACAATCATTGCATTACCAATTGATCGAATCGACCCATACACAACCATTCGGCAGATTATGGCCCAAGCAAAGGCGCAATCTCAACCATTCCAGGCACAACAAGAATTTCAGATAAAAGAACAGGCAAAGAAGTCAGCCCAGCAGATACAAAGAGATATCGAAGATGCCAGACTCTTTGAACAGCTCAGACGTGAACATGCATTAAAAGAAGCACAAGAAGCAAAAGATAAAGATATTGAGGCACAAATAGAGTTATCTTTAAACACAAGAAAACCACTTCCCAAGCCATCAGACTTCCATGATCCAAACATCACCGAATCAGAAATATCAACAATAACTGACTTCAGTCCTCCGAAAGATTGGATTGATAGCGAGGAATAAGCACAACGAATGAACGGGCATAACGTGGTGGAATTACACGGTTTTTTCCGTTATGCCCGTTACAACGGCCACCACACGCTACACGCCACGTTTCCAACCGTCCATGCAACCATACCCGTTGCCCCGTTCCGGCCAGCCACAGCGATCCTACGCCATTCTAGCCGCTATTCCGCCCAACCGCCATACTATATACACGCCACCGACCAACTACCACAACGTAGCACACGGCACAACCGTAAACCGCCTACGTGTTTTTCTGTTGACAAACCCTCTTGTATACGGTACACTATACCTATAATATACCTATACTTTTTCACCAGACAGCCAACCATCACCTGGAGCTATCATGCGACTCATGCAGGCAAACTATTATCTTGTAATTCGCCGACTGGAAAATACCACCAGCAGAGGAACAATCGTTGCAGGATATAAAACCAAAGAACAGGCAGAGCAAGACAAAATTGACTATCTAAAGCGGATGCCAAATCATAACGTCTGGGTAATAGCCAGAGAAGATTATTAATCACATCAAAATAGGAGAACATCATGGAAACTGGCTGTGCATGGAACATGATAGGAAATAAGGAAAGAATTGAACAGGAATTTAAGATTAAGTTTAAAGGCCCAGGTTTCTACCTTTCCAATACTGACACTCTCTTAATTATACCATTAAACACAGAATTTAAAAAGATCTGGCATCAAACACAGCCTGAAAATACACAATATTATGTAGAAGTATGGAACACGGATTTTTATAATACAATCTATGCTGTAATTGCTACTGCACCTGTTAGATTAGATGATCGAGAGTAACTTATGAACACAACATTCTATTATGCCCTTATTCCAAGTGAACTCTTCCACCTGCAGGAACAATGCACAATCTGGATGCCTGAAACCCAGCCACTTGACCAAGCAATCTGGAAGATATCCCAGATCATTGCAACCTGTAATCTGAGCTACTTATTCCAGATTTCAGAAATGATCAAGATCGGAGCCATCACACCAAGTGATGTCATTTGGATTGAAGTCAAGCACAAAACAGCGACAGGTTACACATTTAGCAATGACGGCAAGATTGCAAACTTTTTCAGAATTGTCTAGCCAACCCAAGCAACGAAGTCGCCCGCCTGTAACCACCAGCCATAAGGAGAACAAATCATGAAGATTGTAATAAACACTTGTTACGGCGGTTTTGGATTGTCAGATAAAGCCATTTTAAAAATTGCAGAATTGAAGGAAATTACCTTATACCGTAAAAGCGAAGATTCTTTTTATAGCTCACCAGATTTTGACGATGAATCGTACTTTTCCGAATATGATATTGAAAGAGATTCTTTAGAGCTTGTCCAGGCAGTAGAAGAACTTAAAGAAGAATCAAATGGAGATCATGCAAACCTCAAAGTAGTTGAAGTTCCCGATGATGTTGATTGGTATATTGAAGAATATGATGGCCTCGAGCATGTAGCCGAAGTACATCGAACCTGGAGCTAAATTGTACAGTTTTTAGATTAATATTCCTATCTAAGGAGAACAACTAATGAATAAGCAAAGCTACGAAATTCAGTCCATTTATTCCTGCAAATGTGGCAAACCAATCAAAATGAACCTATGTAGTAAGAAAAATAGCAAATCTCTTCTCTGCTACAAGTGCCACAGAATTTCAATTGGAAAGCCAGCCCAGCATGTACCGCGAAGAAAAAGGCTTGATGCAGGACTGCCAGTGCATAACTAAATTGATTGCCTAATCACCAGGTCAAAGCCCTTTCAATCTTAATGTTTTGACCTGGTTATGAGTTAATCAATTTAATAATCTCAACAATGGAGCCAGCCATGAAAACTAAACCACGCAGCAATAAAGATCATTTCACACCTTTTGAAGCCATGCATATAGAAGCTATTTGCCTTGGGATTCTTTGGACATTTGGAGCAATAGTCACAGTTTCCTTGTTAGTCTTCTTTGGCATCCACGAAGTAAAGGAAGTATTTCAACCAATTGTTGATGCTTTGCAAGTTCAGTCAACCATTCAGTAAAAGTAAACTATATTGCCAAACAATTAGTTTAGCTGTTCACTTGTGAACGCCCATTACAAAAACTTCGCACTTAAGGAGGCCACAGCCATTATGAAGGGCAAAACAATTCGTTTCTATAACAGATTTGGAACCCATATGGGATGGAAATATCTTGCCAATGTGACATACTTTGAACTTATTAACTGGCTCAAAGCTGGCAACACCTTGAAAGTCCAAAAGCAAACACTTACTAAGGAATCTCACAGTAATGAAATCTTCAAAATATTACGGAGATCTTAGCCATGAAAAAACTCTGTCCAGTTTGCAACACCATCAATGAAGCAATCGGCTTCAATTTAACGGAAAAAGAAATTCATAACATTAGCAAAATTGGTTTGTCTGAGCAGCTTTGCAAGACTTGCTACCAGAAAGAACTTTCCACCAGGTTAGAGTCAACAAAATCTGAACTCATCCCACTGAACAAAGAGAAAGAAATTACTCAGACAGCTTACCATAAAGCATACGAAGCCTGGAAAGATATTGCCAGCATTTATCAAGCTATCGATTACAATCTCAACATGAATAAACATGCAATCAAAATGAAAGAATCAACCAAAATTAGGGTGCCAAAAACTAGTGAGCCAGTCAACATTGAGCTTCTTTGTCAGCAGATTCTTTCCACTCTAAGTAAAGAACAACAACAGGCTATCATTCAAACCTTTAAAGCAACTCAAACTATTGGTAACTAAAATGACAATCAAAGACTTAGTTGTTGATCATCCATACTATTGCTCAGATAATAATTATTGCTCAAGAGAAGCTAGTCAAAATTGGGATACAATGACTGCCTTCTTAGATGAAATGGAAGATGCAGATATTGATATGAATTTAGTTTTTAGATGGGATATAAAAGAAAAGAGGGCTGAAGAAACAGATAATGTAACTGGTGAATATTATGCTGAGATATTCATAATGCATCAGCGTAAAGGATTATTTTGTCCCCACTTTGTTAAAACCATTACTGAAGATGAAGTAGCCAGATTTATTAGTTATTTACAGAAACATAAAGAAAGATTAGATGAAATTTGGAAACCATTATAAAATAACTCAAACTATTGGTAACTAATTATGTCAAGTCCAATCATAACATTCCGTCTCACTACCTATCAGCTTGCTCGCGGCCTACAGATTGTTCGTAGCCTGGAACCGAACTTCCAACTTAATAGCCTATCGCAGCTAGTTAAGATCATCTATACTGATTACCTGGCAAAAATGACCCTCGGCCAGTCAGATGAAGTTGACCAAGACATCATGCAAGAAATCCAAGTCTTTATCATCAATCCCAGAAAGAGAGAAATCAACTTGGCCTCCCTAGCGGATGAGGAAAACTTCACTCCATCAGTTAGATCTAAAATAGGAGTTAACCATGAGTAAAGCCCGTGTAGTTTCAACCCGCATGACCATTGATGACCTTGCCAAAGCTAGAGATGGCCTACTTGCTAAAGGCATCGAACCAGCTGACTTAACAACAACTAGTCAGATCATCAAACTTACCTTCTACTACGGAATTATTTATCTCTGCCAAGATCCAAAATCTCCACCCAGTCAAGAATCCACAGACTTTGTAAGCCAGAAATTCAGCCAGACAAAAGTAACCAGAGGACTTAACTTAACCGATTTGGAGTAACTATTAAAGGAGTTTATTATGGCAACTCTAACAATTACTACTTGTGATAGATGCAAAGCTGATGATTATACAAATCCAAATATTCAATTTTGGAAAATAGGTATAGCTGTAGGACATCATGGTACTTATAGCTCATCTCCAAATATGGTAAAAGAAACTGAAAAACTATGGTGTAAAAAATGTATGCTTGAAAATGGAATAATATTTTCAGAGGCTGAAAGATCTAAAGAGTTAGATAATCCTTCTAAAGCACCTACATTTGAAGATATTCTTAAAGAATTTATAATTGAAATTATAGAAGAAAATAAATAAATAAGCTCAATTCATTAGGAACCTACTATGAAAAACCTTCCTTCCTACAAAACCCCAATTAACTTTCTATGTCCAGCCTGCAATCAGCCATGTTGCATAATTGCCTTAGACAGTTCATTTAGCTATTCTGGCACTCATTGCACTCATGGCCAAGCTGGTATTCACTATCCATCTGATTATGGATCGCCTGTAACTGATTGCTGCGAGGCAGATGTACCAGATGCTGAGCTGGATGAACCAGATTATTATGATTATTAAAGGATCTTAATTATGAAAATACGAAGAGAAACTTATGAAGGGCATAAAGACACAGAAGTAAAAGATTATATAATTAACTGCTTAGATGGAAATGATTATGATAGAGGCGCATTGGAAGCTACTAGAAAGACTGCTGATAATGCTTGTGAAGCAATTGGAAAATTAATAAATATACTTGCAAACAAAGGATTATTGACTGCAACAGAGATTAAAGATATAGCAGGAGATTTTATGTCTGATAGTATTGAATTTGTAAAATAAAATGAGGTAATCCATGGTAATGAAATACAAAGGTAAAACTCTTACCACCGAACAAGAAGCGCACGTAAACACAATTCTTGATGGCAACAATTATGCAATCCAAGCTCCACCAGGTTCTGGTAAAACCTTCTTGTTGCTTGCAATGGCTCGCAAAATGTCAGGATATGGCTTGTCAATCTCATTCAACAAACTCCTAGCCCAGGAAGCAGCAACCAAGTTTTCCAGCAACATAATGTGTAAAACCGGTCATGCCTTAGCTTACGGAGCAGTTGGCTACAAATACAAGAAGAAGCTCAGCAAATTGACAGGCAAACAACTAGCGGATACTTTCGACATTGGAGAATGGCAATTATACAATAGTCCAGCCAATAAAGGATATCTCATCCTCAATACGATCCGCAAATACTGCTACTCTAGTGACGAAGTTATTCAGTACAAGCATTTGCCAAGACTTACAATCTTGCAAGACAGTGACTTGGACATTATGCGTGAAGATCTTGTACATTATGCCAATTTGGTGTTTAACGAAATGACAGACACAAACAAGCCTATGCCAATTACCCATGATGTTTATTTAAAAATCTGGGCACTCACAAATCCAATCATTAACAAAGACTTTATCTTCTTTGACGAATACCAGGATAGCAATCCAGTAATTGCACAGGTAGTCAAGAATCAAAATTGTCAAAAGATTTTTGTTGGCGACTGTTTCCAGCAAATCTACAGTTGGCGTGGGGCAGTCAATGCCTTGCAGGATGACAATCTGGCAAAGCTATACATTACTAGAAGTTTCCGTTTTGGAGAGAATATAGCCAGTATGGCAAACAACATAATCACCGGTTACTATCCATATCAGTTTGATTATGTACCATTCCATGGCAATGACGACGTTACATCCTCTATTCATTATGAACACTTACCAAGTGTAGATGCCATCCTATGCCGAACAAACAAAGGCATTATTGCAGAAACAATCGAGGCTCTTGGCAAGAATCTTTCTGTCCACATCCTCGGTGGAACGCAACAACTTACTTACCTTATCAACTCTATAATCCAGCTCAAGCTCCAGGGATATTCAAAGCATCCAGACCTCTTCCTATTTAAGAACTTCGTAGATTTAAAAGAATATGCAGATTCTCCTATGGGCGGAGACATTAAGCCTATCCTCAAATTGATCGAACTCTATGGTAGAGAACGCTTACTATCTATTCTTGAATCCACTGTAGAAGATCCAAACGAAGCCGATGTAACCATAACTACAGCCCATAAAGCAAAAGGTTTGGAATGGCCTAGAGTGAGGCTGGCAAATGATTTTAAGGTTCCCAGTGATAATGGCAACCCCACTACTGAAGAAACCAACATATTATATGTAGCTGCATCCAGGGCACTTCATCAACTCGATGTGAGCAAATGTGAAGCCTGCTGGCCTCATACTTTTGACAAGGCCCGAAAGGTTGCCTACGAACAATGGCAAGTAGATCAAATGAGTGAACGAGAAGAAAATGCATAAATGTCAAGCATGTCAACATGAATTTCTTCGTGGACCAGTTTATAATAGAATTACTCTGGGAAATAATAAATCCTTTAAATTTAGATATTGTCCAAAATGTCATACAGAAATTCCAGTAGAAAAGAAAACTGTTTCTTTATGGATAGATATTAATAAAGGGCAGCCAAAAGATCCGATGAAAATGATTTTAGCTTATGATAATGATATGGGACAGCCAAGATTAGTATTAGGAGGGCATTTAAGTTGTATAAATGCTACTTATTGGATGAATATTCCTAAACTTCCAGATGGAGATTCTAACCTATGAACAAACGACAACTTAAGAAAATAATCACTCTCTATAAAGAAGGCGTATCAGCTGAAGTTTGCATAGCAGCTATTCTAGATCTTCTTGGCAAGAATGCTAGTTCATTAGAGAAGGGAACTGCTATTCATGAATTCTATGAGAAAAATATAAAATTAAAAATAGAAAATTATGGAAAATGCTATAAAGTCCCAGCTAAGGAGGTCAATCTGTGATCAAGCGCAAATTCTTGCCAGAACTCCTTGGAATGAACCTTTACCAGACTTCTCGTGGCGAAACTTTTTATGCCTGGAATCATAAACATGCCATTAATAAAAGGCCAAACGAATTGATTTACTTTGTTACAGATGTTGAGAAAAGAATATTAATTATTAATAAATAAATTAAAGGGAGGGATTAAAATGTTTGAAGGAAAGAGAATTAAATACATTAGTCCAAGTGGTAAGGAATATAATGCTATGGTTGTTTCTTGTGTAAAAGATATTGGAGTAACAATAGTAAATGCGGATGATTCTTCACAATATCTTCGATGTTTAGTGATGAAAAATGCTCCAAATTTCTGGCCTGGAAAAGGTGAAATAACAAAAACAAGAAAAATGTTTACAATACTTAGAAAAGGTATAATAAATGGTATTGTAGATAGATCTCTTGAATATATAGGAGGATTTGCTTCCTCTGATACTTGTCCATTTGGACAATAGAGGAGCATAGACATGAACTTTGACAAAACAATAGCCTTTATTGTTGGTATAACTCTTGGAACTGGTGGAATGTTTTATACTGTTAAGAGTGACTTAATAGAACGTGATAAGATAATAGCTGAACTTGAAAATAAAACAAACCTTGTGCCTGTCGTAACTGTTGACGCCTTAGGAATTTGTAAAGTAACCCAAGGAGGCAAAACCTACATGTTGATTGATGTCACTAATGAAACGAAAGCACTTGATAAAGTCGTACAAAAAGTTAATAAGGAGAAATAATGTGCAAAAGATTACTCGAATACTTCATGCTCTTCTTACTCGCTTGTGTAACATTCAGTCTTTTTTTATGCGAAAAAGTAAAAGCTCTTATGATCAGGATAGAAAAATAATGCGAATAGCCAGACTACATATTTGGAGGGTAAAATGAGGACTTTAAAAAATACTTTGTTCTTCTTAGCCTCTTTTATAGGTGTAGGATTATTTGTCCTTCTCATTGATAAATTGTATCCCACACCTCCGATTAATCAAGCAGCTTTGCAACCGTTTTCTAATAGAAACATTCTTACCAGTTTGGATAAATAACTTGGCTTTATCTATAGATTGCGTAAGTATTTAAGGATTTTATGAAATAGTAAAAAGGCTAAAAAAGGTGAATTTTTTTGTTGACAGGGGGACGGTTTTCGGTTATTGTGTGGAGACATTTGACGGTGTTTAAAAATTCCTTAAAGCCCTAAAGGGTCTCCATCAATATAATGATTAAAGAATTAACATACGATGATCTCCATAAAAGATTTAAATACTTTCCAGATTCAGGAATCTTGATAGATAAAGAAAATGATTCTTTAATTGGAAAGATAAATTATGCTGGATATTTAAACGTTTTTTTAAATGGAAGACTTTATGGAGTTCATCGTATAGTTTATTTTATGTATTATGGCTATATGCCAAAAGGGCAGATTGATCATATTAATAGAATTAGAAATGATAATAGAATAGAAAATTTACGTGAAGTTTTTGCTTCGGAAAATGCTAAAAATAAAGGTAATGGAAAGACAAATAAATCTGGAATTATTGGTATAAGATGGCTTGGGCATGTAAAACGTTGGAAAGTCTATATTACTTTTAAAGGAAAATTAATTCATATAGGAAACTTTAAGTTTTTTATTAATGCTGCAAAAGCTAGATTATATGCAGAAAATATATTTAATTATACTCAGCATACTATTGAGAGTCCAGCAGCAAAATTTTTAAAAAGTATAAACTTTGCTAAATTTTTAGATGGAGAATCAAATAGTGTTTCATCCGAATGGAGATTTTTTTGTCTTGATCGCAAGAAGATTCTTGATCAACTTGCAAATAGCTAAAAATCTTTATTCACCAATCTGGGCATGTCGCCCATTCTACAAACCCCTAATTAGGAGAATCAAAATGAGCATGATCAAAGTAGTTAGCAACCAGGCCAGCAGGGAAATTACCGTAACTGAACCGGCAGTCCTGAACCTCGGAACTATCGAGGAAATGGTACAGGCTCTCGGTGAGGATCTTACAGTCAACATGGTAAAGAACCAGCTGAAGGTTTCTTTCCGCGCAGTTATTCGTCGTAAGCTGGAAGAAAAAGATGACAATAACGAGTTCAGCAATACCGACGAAGCCATCACTGCTGAAGATTTCAGCGACTGGAAGCCGACCCTGCGCATTACTAAAACTCCCGAGGAGAAAGCTCTGGAAGCACTTGGCAATCTGCCTCCGGAAATTCGTGATGCAGTTCTGGCCCAGTTCAACAATCGGTAATTAATTATTTGGTGAGTGGCGGAATTGGTAGACGCTATGACATGAGAACCCGACCGATGGTTAGACCAGGTTGTTTCCCAGGGATGCAGGTTCGAATCCTGCCTCACCAAGATATTAAAGCTTTTAACTCTTACTGCCGGAAACGCATTGGATAGCAAGTCCATGCGCACCATTCGACCTGAATTGACAGGTATCGCCAGCATGACGATGTTGGAATCGGCT